GGAAGATGTCTGGTTTTATCTCTCCTAGTTGGGGGGATTGTCTTGGAGCTCTCATGGCTCTGTGCCTTTATTGGGCTTTGCCTTTGGCCCTCCCTGTGGCAGCCACTGGTTGGTGGTTCGCCTGGAGCCATTGGCTTTACCATTCAGTTGGTGTTGTGGGGCAATACGTTGTTCCCGGAGTTGCGGTCGCTGCCTTCGGGTTGGTTGACGCAGCTCGGTCGCTCTATTACAAGAGGCGACCCAGCCTGTCTCTTGCTGCTTTACGCCTTGTTCAGTTACTCGGCACGTTCACCTTTCCTCTCGCAACCACAGCCGCTCTTATGGGCGAAGCTGGTTTTCGAGCTTGTCGCCAGACCTATATGGCTTCACGTGCTCTCGCTAAAAGAGCTTGGAGAGGATTTGAACGATTTGCGCCGGACACTGCGATTCGATTGGATCGAGCGGCAGCAAAGGCTCGCGGCTATATCGCAATTTGGCGGAGCAGCACATGGGATGTAGCTGCAAACATCTACTTTTGGACCGTCAATCATCAGGAGATCGTTATAATGCTTGGGATGGCTGTTGCCATTTACCAGGTGTTGATTCGATCGACTAAGATCAGGACCAAGAGAGAAAGCCTGAGGCCCATGACATTGGCTCAGGTTATCCGTTATGCAATGAAAGCTGGAGCAACCGTAGCGGCACTCATGGATGTGGGTGCTGCTTTGACAGGGAAAGACGTGGTTGGAGTTTCGTTGGTAGGAGATTTGGTGTTTTATCTCTCCACCATTTTTGGGGGGGCTGAAAAGCCCATCCCGAAAAGCCCTAGCGATCCCGCCAGGGCTGCCGCTCATAAAATTGCCATTGAGATGGGGGCTAGAGTCCCGGGTGACAAATCCGGGATTGCCTTCAAGGCTGGCGGCAAACTTGAGGACGAGGAAAACGACGAGCCCAGTATCGAGGATTGTGTGGCTGCCGTGGACGATCCGGATTCCGATGCGGATGACGACGCCATGGAGACGCTTAATTTCCTCGCCCGTTTGAAAAAGAACATTCGCGGGTTGTGGGCCGTTCTCAAGAGACACAAGGGTAGAATCGGGGCGGCCACCTTCGGGGTGGCTGTGGGCGTGGGACTGTACTGTTGGTTCCACGACCGTGACCTGATCGGCCTGGGCGGTGCTAAAAAGAAGGCCGCCGACATTTCTGAGAAGATTGGAGATGAGCTCGTGGCGATGAAAGACAAAGTTGCCCCAATCGTTGAGCCTGTCAAAGCCAACGTTGATGCTGCCATAGCAGATTGGCGCATTTTGGGCAATGCCACGTCTAGCCTGATTGGCCGTGTTTACCGTAAGGTTTGGCCATGGGCTTCTAAGGGGGATGGTGCTTTGCCCCCTGCTGTGGAGTTTTTTAAACTCCCATTGGCAGAACGTCGGGAGATGATGCAGAAATGGTTGCGTGACAATCCCAACCATAAGCTACGCGCTGACGTTCAGTTCACCATGGAAGGTGGTGCCCAGAAGGGACACATTCCGAATGTCGCCAAAGCACGCGCTAAGTCGAAATATACGGGAGGCCCGTCCAAGGGTCCTGTCCGTGATCGCCCGCGTATAGGTGACCGTGGTCCTGGCCGTGATCCGTCAGACTACGATGATCCGCAATATCTAGCGGGAGCCAATGCCCGCTGGGACTCTTGGGAGGAGGAACATCCTGGTTGGTTCATTTCGCGCGATGGACCGACTCTGGGCCAGAAATATTATCTGACCCTGCCCGATGAGTACGCCAATACGGATGACATCGATGATGCTCTCCGTAATGCGAAGTATCGCACGCACTACGTGGATGATGACGACTTCCGCAATTGGACCCAGAAGAACGTTGGGATGCATGGCACATCACGTGCCAATGACATTGATGACGACTTTCAGCGGGCCAATGTCGTCCTTAGGGACGATGGGGAGTACGTTGTTCGACGTGGAGACCGCCATGGTAGTGGTGGTATGGCCGGATTCGGATCCGTTGACCGCTGGTTCGGCAACGCGAAACGGTTTGCGCCTAAAGGCGAAGCGGATATAATCCGCCGCGGAAGAAAGCGAGAGAGTTTGGTGCCTGCGTCCCCGCAGTTGGAGATCCCTCGGGAGTTGTCCGAGGCCATGGGGATGTGTATGGACGGCGAACACATGTTGTCGTCCTGCCTGGCTACCAACAAGGGGGTCCTTGTCAACACCCATGTTATTGAGGTGAAACCGGACCTAACCTTGCGCTTTGGGGGTAAAGATTTTAAGCCCCCTGCCGGCGAGAAGTGGACAGCCATGCCCGTTCAATGCGGGAATAAAGATCTGTCCATCATCGCGCCTGTCGACGGCCTGAGAACAGTGCCGAAGAAACGTTTCGACATGGCCGAAGTCGGCAAAACGGTGTACTTATACACCAACAACCCTCAACGCCCGGGTCTGTTGATCAGCTCTGGCAAGGTGACGGCTATTGGCGAGGGGCCCTACGGTAAAACCGGAACGGCCACGTATTCATCCGGCGACGGGTGTTGTGGCGGGGTTATCCTCAACGTCAACGGAAAAGTGGTTGGATTGCACTTCCAAGGCAACAACAACCAGAAGGACAACGGGTTTATCCCGGTTGACGAAGCTGTCCTGGGCATGTTTGATCGCCCACTGACCTTTGGCCTGCCAAAAAACTTGGTAGGCCCATCACCGCCTCGGACTTAACCACCGAGACGGTGGTGGGGGCCTGCCACCTAAAATTCAGGCCCCTGGCGCGAGCCTACCCCCGGCGCTTGGGGAAGAGCATTTTCGCGCCTGCTCCGTGGTCAGCGGAGTTTGGGGATTATATCCCCGCTGAGATGACCCTGTTGGCAATTCAGACAGGCGTCTCAAAGTATTACGCGCCCACGGTCGTGTTACCTCCTTCTATCCTCAGCTTTATGCTGACAATCATGATCGAAGCCCTTACGCCAATATGGGGCAAGGAGACGCGGATACTAACATATGCAGAATGCGTTGCTGAGCTCGACTTGACTAAGTCATGCGGGCATTGGTGGCAAAAAGACTGCGACACAAAAGGCGATGCGCTGCGGAAACACGGACCTGAGTTAGAGGCCGCACACTATGACATCCTTGCTGGCAAGGAGGTGGAAGTTGTGGGGAACATACTTGGAAAGTCCGAATTACGACCACGAGAGAAAGTGGAGCAGCACAAAACGCGCGCCTTCATGCCGCTGCCGCAACATCATTTGACGGCATCGATGGCTTTGTTCTATGACCAAAATCAGTTGTTGATGAATCACCTTGGTGAACATCCCATAACCATTGGCATTCAATTGCCTGGTTCCCAGTTCGTAAATTTCATGCTTAAAGCAGAATACGGGTGGTCGGGAGATCTTAGCGGGTGCGATTCGAGGTTTCTCCTTGGTTGCGCCCGCGTTATTAGGGAGCTTCGGCTCTCTTTTCTCCCTGCACAGTACCGTGCAGCTGGTGAGTACTTGTATGACACGGTTTATGCCGGTGCCAACATGTTCATGGGTATCATTTATAGAGTGCATCACAACAAGAGCGGCTGGTTCAACACGGGGCATGATAATTCCCTGTATGTATGGATGCTGCTCGTAGTCGCCTTCAAAACCATTTATCCTGACGAGTTCGAAGAACGTTATGAAATGATAATTAGAGGATTATGGTTCTGGGTTAATGGCGACGATTTGGATATCCACAAGATATTCGGCTCGTTTGACTTCCACCGCCTAGTGGCGGTTATGGGGTCTTACGGCGTGGAGTTTGAAGTAGCTACACGTGATGCCGTACTTAATGTGGACAGGGTGTACCTTTCACACCATTTGCGGAGACGCAGTGTGTTTGGATACCCTGAAGCCTGGATAGCGGCTGGCAATTTGCCAAAATTGTTGTCGTCACTGGCGTGGGTTCCTAAGAATCCTGACGCCCAGTTCGAAGAAAGTGCGTTGGCACATCTTCTCGGCTTACGCATTGCATTATTTCCGTGGCAAGAACATTTTGAATATGTAGACGAGTTGGTCACGGAATATCTGGGGTCTATAACGCGCACCCCCGAGATTACACGCCTGTTAAAGGCAAGATTGAGTGAAGCGCGGTGTCTGATGATCCATAGTAGACTAGAGTCCATGGATCGGGAGGAGTTGGAAGCCATCTGGAAGGTTTTAGCTAATTTTTACCCGACCGGAAATCGACAATGGGTGCTTAAAGTGACCGATCACGCCCATTTAGAAGGGATGAAGAAATCCCAACAAGCAACTCCCAAGCCTGAGGGCGAGACCCAGGCTCCCTCGCACATCATATCCAAGGTGGTCAATTCTGACAACCTTGAGCACGGCAAGTACTGCGGACCTGGTTACTGTGGCGGCTCACACGAGGAGCCCTGTGACTATGATGTTCCTGCAGATGATGCTCTGGATGAGATTTGCAAAGACCACGACGCCGCGTACTCAAAAAACGCGGACAATGCCAGTCGAGCGAAGGCCGACTGGCAAATGGTGCAGAGGATCATGCACCTCGGACCCATGAAAGCGGGCTTAAAAGGCGTCGGATATGCCACGCTGCTCGCCGCCCAAGCGGCCGTCAGACAGATGATGGCCGGACTCAGCCCAAAGAAGGCCAGAGTAGCGGCAAAAGCGAAGAGCAAGATCAACCGAGCGCTCATCGAGCGCCGAGCTGGGAGCAAACAGAGCTCCGGCGCCAGCTCGCCATTGCCCAAAGGTGGCCTACTCCGCAAGACTGGGAGCGCCACCATTCGGATCTCTGCTGGTCCGTCTGGAGAAGTATCCAAACAAGCCTCGATTGGCTTGCTAGGCTCCGGGAATTCAAAGGGCGATGGGCCTGGTCCGAAATCCAAAGCGAACCAGAAGCACAAGGGGAAACCGAATCACAATCACCCTGGCAAAAAGAATGGAGGGCGTCAAAGGAACTCCAGGATTGGAGTAACCGTCATAAATGGCGCTTCTACGGCCCCGAGAGTCAAGATGGGGCTATCATCTTCCCCTCGCCGGCATGTCGAGCGTGGGCAGGAGTTGTGGAGCTCTCTACCGACCACCGGTTTTGTAGCAGGGGACGTGATGTTCAACGCCGCCTTCAACCCTTCCATGTTCGCGGGTCGTTTGTCCTGGATCTCAAACGCCTGGCTCAAGTACAAGGTCAAGAATCTACGTGCCACTTATGTGCCGGCCTCCGGGAGTACGAACGACGGGCAAGTGCTGATCTTCTGGTCAGGGGATCCCACTGAGGCCCTCACTAAGAGTGGACAAGATGCCCTTTCGGTTGGACTTGCCAAGAATGGCAAGATTATCCAAGTCAGCCAAAAGTACCAAACCTCTTTCAAGGGGACCAATCGTGTGTACTTCACCTCTACAGTGGGAACTGATGAGCGTGAGTACGAGGCCTGTCAAATTTGGGTCTTGTGTGCACAACCATTGGCTGCGAACAAACCGGTAGGAGACATTATCCTCGATTGGGATCTGGAGTGGTTCGAGCCGTCCATTCAAGGACTTACGCCCATGCCCACCCCCACTGCCGCTGGGGATCATTCCTATGGGACGGTGTTTACGACCGCCTCATTGGGCAATTCAATTGCCCGCCAGTACGTGCCAGTTTTTACCGCGAAAAGGTACAATAGTAGCTGGCTAACCGCAACTGGGCTTAACAACTTTGTGTTGGCGCCCGGATTTTACCACATCATCATTCAGTCTTGGATCAAGAATACTGCGACCATGACTTGGAGCGCTCAGGGCGCTGTGACGTGGTTACAACTGGCGGGCGATACGTTGACCCCCGATAATGCATACATTGCGGGCAACAAGAACCCAACAACCGTGTCGGGACAACAGACTAGCATCGATGCTGAAGGCTTTCTTGAAGTCAAGCAGAGCCAGTCATCCCGAACTTACGCCTTTGCCGTGGAGTGTTACTTCAGCGGTGGGTCGGTTGAGTCCAATAGCACAGGCACCAATTTGCCAGTTGCTTGGATCATGATCGAGCGCGTTAATAGCGCTTGATCATTTGGGGAGGTCACCTCGGGGGAAGTTTCCTGCCCCCCTATGAAATGCGGACATAAACGCTACCTCATTAGGTGTGAAAGAGTCGTCGGTGAAGTTCCCTTGTTGGCTTCAAGGGT